AGCTACAGTAAACGCTGCTGGTGCAGTTACTCGTAATACATCTACCTTCAGCAATCAAGGTTCAGCTGTATACGATTACGTCGTCTACCAATGGGATAACTACGGTCTCCAACTCGACAGAACCGAAAATCCTTTCTTAACTGGTTTACTCCAACTCAACGGTCATGATCGTTTCAACATCCGTGATGGTGACTACTTCAACTACGTCCAACCATACCAATGCTTCACCAACACACCTTCTGATGGTATTAACGTATACTCATTTGCCCTCACACCTGAAGAACATCAACCATCCGGAACATGTAACTTCTCCCGTATTGATAACGCCACACTCCAAATCACCCTCGGTCGTGCTCTCGGTGAAGCCAACATTAGCTCATCTGCAACCTTCTCATCTGTCTACCTTGCATCTGCTGCCACACTCAATATCTATGCTTTCAACTACAACGTTCTCCGTGTCATGAGCGGTATGGCTGGTCTTGCATACTCCAACTAGACGTACTATTTATTTATTATTTTATATATTATACTATAAAATAATCTTACTTTCAAAATATCAACTTAAAAAAAATATATCATATATATATATAGATTAAAAATGGCAGGTGGTGGTTTAGTTCAACTTGTCGCATATGGTGCACAAGATATATATTTAACAGGTAATCCACAAATTACATTTTTCAAAGTAGTTTATCGCAGATATACAAATTTTGCTTCTGAAGCAATTGAACAAACATTTGCAGGTACATTTGATTTTAATACACGTGTAACAGTTCAATTAACTCGTAATGCTGATGTTGTAACAAAAATGTATCTTCGAGTTGTTCTTAATCAAGGAGTACTTAATCCAATTACTCTTTCTCCAGGTGGTCAATCATTTACACCTCAATGGGCATGGACACCTCGTTTAGGTCATGCTTTAATTCAAGATTATTTCTTAGAAATTGGTGGTACTCAAATTGATAAACAATATGGTGATTGGCTCAATATTTGGTTTGAACTTACTCAACTTGTTGGACAAGTTCGTGGTTATAATAGAATGATTGGTAATGTACCTGAAATGACATCACTTAACGACCAATATGGTTATAATGCTCCTAATCAGAATCAACAATATACACTTAATGTTCCTCTCCAATTTTTTCATTGCAGACATGATGGATTAGGTATACCATTAATTGCTTTACAATATCATGAAGTACGTATTACATTTGACATAGCACCTTTAAATCAATTAATTATTACTAATTATGGGAATGGAACCAATATTACAAGTGCATCATGGGCAGAAATACCTTCTGTTGCATATGCATCATTATGGGTTGATTATATATATCTTGACCAAGAAGAACGCAAACGTTTTGCACAAGCTACACACGAATATCTTATTGAACAAGTACAATTTCCAGCATCTGAAAGTATATCAACAACAGCAACACGTACACGATTAATATTTAATCATCCATGCAAATTTCTCGCATGGGATATTCAATTAGCACGTTGGATAACTGGTTTACGTTTTTTAGCATATAATTCAGATAGTCATGATGCGATGCAACTTTTAGCTACCAAACGATTTATTCTTGCATATGCTCTTATTGTGAGTGGTTCACTTCAACCTAGTTCATCAACACAAAATACTGTTTTACCTAATCCATTGTTAGCTGGTAATTATTTAACATATTTTAATAATGCAGCTGCAGTATTTGTAGATCCGTTAGTTTTAAATCCAGATAATCTTACAATTACAGGAAGTTTAATGCCAATTGATGTATTATCTCTTGATTGTGCTACACTTGAAAGTGTAGTTTTAGCATCCAGTCCTGGTATTACTCGTAATTCATCACAATATAATAATCAAGGCTCATCTGTATGGGATTATGTCGTATATGATTGGACTAATTATGGTCTCCAATTAGACAGAAGTGAAAATCCTGTCTTAACTGGTTTACTCCAATTAAATGGTCACGATCGTTTTAATATTCGTGATGGTAATTATTTTAACTATGTTCAACCATATCAATGTTTTACAAATACACCATCAGATGGTATTAATGTATATTCATTTGCACTTACACCTCAAGAACATCAGCCATCTGGAACATGTAATTTTTCTCGTATTGATAATGCTACATTACAACTTACTATTGGTCGTGCTTTAGGAACATCTAATATTAGTGCATCAGCTACATTTTCATCAATATATCTTCCAACAGCAGCTACACTCAATATCTATGCATTTAATTACAATGTGCTTAGAGTCATGTCAGGTATGGCAGGTTTAGCTTATGCAAATTAATAATTTAATAATAATTTTATTTTCTTTATATATAATAAAATTATTTAATAATAATATATGCGTTTATTTTCAATTCTTATAGGGTTATTATTTCCGTTAATAAATGCTCAAACACCAGGATATGATTATAATGGTTTCACTACTACAACATTAGGTTGTGGAACAGATTCAGGTGCATTAAATGTTGGATTAAGTCAAAGTTTATCACCAGGTTCAACTGGTCTCAAAGTAAAGCAAATTGCGTTTGCTATTTATGGTACTCAAGCAATGCCTGCAAATATACAATTAGATGGAAATCCATCTACCGCTAGATTATCTACATCAGGTATTCAATCATGTTGTGCACCAAATTGCGATTTAGCCGTTCAAGTTGCTGCAGCTGGTCAATCATGGTATAATTCTCCATGCGGTGTTAATTCATGTGGTGGTAGTTCATCACAAAATCATTGGTATTATATGGATTTCTCATCATCAGCAGTTGGTACAACTACACAAACTGGAATTAGTCAGGCAACATTCTATGATGGTAGTGGTAACCAAATTGGTGCTGATATGGTAAATATTGCCAATCGTGGTTCTGCATTCTTTGTATCTTATACAGAAATTATACCATCACCAACACCAACAACATCAATAATGGCATCACGTTCAATTTCACCTAGTAAATCATTATCAGCTTCATTATCACCAAGTATATCAGCAACGGTATCTGCATTACCAAATTTAAATTTTCAAGCTACAACAATTGCAGGTATGGGAAATGTAGTACAAATGGATGGTGTAGGAACATCAGCTAGTGTACCAGCACCACAATATATGGTATTTACACCAGATTATTCAGGTATTTATATTTCGGAAGCAAGTCCAGCTGACCAAATTCGTTTATTAAATTTAACAACTAATATAGTTACAAGCGTTGCGGGTATGTGGAATATTCAAGATACAGGAACAGGTATTGGTACAAATGCAGCAATGAATTCTCCAGCAGGTTTAGCATTAGATAGTATTAATAATATTCTTTATGCAGTTGAAAGAGATTCTAATGTAATTCGAAGTATTAATCTTGCTACTTTACAACTTAATTATATAGCAGGAGATCCAGAATCTGGTCCTGGATGTGCAAATGGTATTGGAACTAATGCACTTTTTACAAATCCAGAAGGGATTGCAATAGATCAAGTAAATCAGTTTTTATACGTAGCAGATACAGGATGTGCTGCAGTCCGTGCAATTAATATTTCTACTCAAAATGTAACAACTCCAATAGGAACATTAGGTGTAATAGGATGGCAAGATGTTTATGGTGGTTACAAAGGTAAATTTGGTAAACCTACTGGTATTCGCTATAATAATATGAATTTATATGTAACAGATACTTATTGGAATAATATTCGTTATATTCAATTATCATCACCAGGAATAGCAAGTTCATCACAAAATATTTTAGGTGGTAATGGACCAGCAGGTACAAGTATAGATGGTTCAGGAACAGGTGTATCTTTTAATAATCCAATGGATTTAGAATATGATGGACTTCATAATGCATTATATGTATCTCAAGCAGTATCTGGTCAAAGTGTAATTCGTAAAATTAGTTTATATACATTATGGAATGCTCAAGTAATAACACTAAGCGGTAATAATATTACACAAAGTATTGATGGTACAGGAACACAAGTTAGTTATAATAATCCAATTGGTCTAATATATAATCCAAATAAAAATACAATTTATACTGCTGATTCTCAAGGTAATGTAATTCGTCAACTTGGTCTTACTTTACCATCAGTTACACCTACAGTAAGCTCATCAATATCTTCTAGTTTATCTGCTAGTATATCAGTGAGTGCATCAATTCCACCAACTGTAAGCATAACACCATCACCAACAGCTACTTTACCTGCACCATGGTTTACAGGAATGACAGGATGTTGTCATAATCCAATGACAAGTGGACAAGCAATAAGTTTTACAGTACCAAGTATTTATTCAAATACAGCAATTACTAGTATTGCTTTACAATATTGGCCCGGTTCTGTTGGTTCTACAACATTTACAATAGGTTTGATGGCAGCAAATGCAGCTAATCAACCAACTGGTAGCGTACTTGCATCAGCACAAATTACGTTAACAAGCCCTGGATCCTTCCCAGGGGTTTCTCAACAAGCAGTTGTTTTAACTAATTTAGGTAATATTGTTGCATATTCTCTTTTAGGTGGTAATACATATTCATTAGTATTTTATGGTGCATCTAATTCAAATGTAGAATTTTTATTAGGAAATTCAGGTTCATATATATTTGGTGGAGGTTTAACACCAATTTCTGGTTCTTTTTATACAACATCAAGTGCAAATCCACCAACTAGCGTATTTTGGTATACATCTAGTAATACAGCATATTTAGAAATTTATACTGGTCCAGTACAATCTGTTTCAGTTTCACCATCAATTTCTATCTCTCCAAGTTTTTCATCTAGTATTTCTGCAACATCATCAATTTCTAATTCTAATATTGCATCATCTAGTATAACACCATCAAGTTCATTAAGTACATCTTATACATCTAGTGTATCACAAACAACTAGTTCTTCAAAATCATATTCTTCTACTATGTCTCAAACACGTTCTAGTTCAATAACACCATCAATTTCAACTGGAGCAACATTATCAATTTCACCAAGTATATCTTATTCTTCTACTGTATCTCAAACACGTTCTAGTTCAGTAACACCATCAATTTCATCTGGAGTAACATCATCAATTTCACCATCAGTAACATCTTCTATATTTCCTTCTACTTCTGTTTCAACGTCTGTTTCAACATCTGTTTTATCATCTGTTTCACTATCAACATCTGTATCTAAAACACCTACATTATCACCAAGTATTATATTAAGTATATCTGGTTCACCAATATTTTTATTTTCAAATGCAAGTATTACACCAACACAAAATGCTACAGGTGGAGGAGCAGCTGCATCAGATTCACAATCACCTAATGTTGCTCTTATTTTAGGTGCAACATCAATGGGAACAGTAGGATTATTAATAGCAACATTAATAGCAAATCGTGTAGGTGTAAGATTACCAGGATTTTCAACTTCAACAACATCTTCAACTACAACAACAACTGGTTCTGCACCAAATCAACCAGATGTAGAAGGACCAGATGTAAATGGACCAAATATGCCAGATATAGATGCACCTGATAGTAAAAATAACGGTATAGCAATGACAGCATTAACAGGAGTTGTTGGAACTTTATTTGGACAAAAGGGTACAGATATGTTAAACAGTGCAAAAACATTAGCTACAGATCCAAATTCATTATTACCGTCATCTGCACAAAACTTATTAAAACAAGCAGGTATTGATCCAAATAAGATAGTAAATAATTTAGAAACAAAAGCATCATCTAGATTACAAAAAGCAGTTGGTTTAAGTCCATCTGATTCAAAAAATTTATCAGATGCAGAAAAAGGTAAATTATTAAATACAAAAATATTATCATCAAATAAAAAAATATCTATTCCACCATCACCTGTTGATAATACAAATATTAAACAAATTATAACATCATTACCATCAATAAATGAAAATCATTCAACTGATTCATCACCAGTTTATACACCAGGTGTAATAGTTAATGATTTAAATACAATTATAGAACCATCTAAATCAAATCAATCAATTGTAGTTGAACCTATTGAATCAACAATAAATAAAAATAATATTAATTTTACACCTGAATTTTCTAGTGAAATTAAAGATTTATTACAAAAAATATTAGAATCATATCCACCTGTAGTTTCACCTACAAATGATAATAAAATAAAATCACCAGATGATAGACCAACATCACCAGATAATAGACCAACATCACCAGTTAATAAACCAACATCACCAGATAATAGACCAACATCACCAGATAATAGACCAACATCACCAGTTAATAAACCAATATCACCAGATAATAGACCAATATCACCAGTTAATAGACCAACATCACCAGTTAATAGACCAACATCACCAGATAATAGACCAACATCACCTGTTATCAAAGTAGAACCAAAACCAGCACAAACAAATAATAATAATAAAATTCAACCACCTACAAATAATAATAAACCTGTTTATAATCAACAATCTAATAAACCAGTACAAAATCAAACAAATAATAATAAACTAGTTAACAGCAATAAACAAAATAATAATAAACCTAAAGCAAGATTAGAAGTTAATGCAGAAGAATTAGCAGAAATTAAAGAAATGTTAGCAAAACGTAATAAGAATTATAAAGTATTGTAAACGTAATCACAAAAATTGAAATCTTAGTTAAAACAACAGATCAGAATTTTTATTCTTTTTTAATCACAAAAATTGAAAAATTAATCACTATATAGTTATTTATAGTAATTAATCAAAATGCCTCGTGCCACTGCAAACGATAAGAACAGTTCCACCATGGACAAGTATGTTAAGATGCTGAAAGACAAGAAGAAGGTCTGCTGCAAGGAAGACCTAGACAATATATTTAAGAACGGCTACTCTCTAGCCAAAGTCATCAAGAATCTGGGCAGCTGTCGCCTACAGGTTGTCGAGCAGAACGGCAACACGGCAGACGTGCGGATTTCT